GAACCGGCACGGGTGAAACCACCCACAGGATTTTAAGTCCTGTGCGTCTACCAATTCCGCCACCCCGGCAAAAACGCGGTGCAAATATAATCTTTTTTCACAATTCGTTGCAATAATTTGGCTTTCGCGAATTAATTAACTCACCTTACGCAGAATATTCATTTGAACAGCCACGTCCTTCAGAGACTATTGCATAACTGAAAACGCACAGTTTACTTCGTGTCCCTTCGTGAAAAAACTTCGTGTTTCTTCGTGAAAGGATTTTGTGTTACACGAAGTTGCACGAAGAAGGCACGAAGTTACACGAAGAAAACCTGCTAATGAACCCACTGTTCATTTATATCATTTTTAATAGTCTCTATTATCTTTTGCTCACCTTAAGCAAAAACCCGATTTCTTTTTTATGGAAATCTTCTATTGAGAGAAATTTTTTCAGAAATCGGGTTTTTATGTTTATCAATGCGTAACATAAATTAATTAAATCATTTCTTTATCAAAACCAAATTAAAAAATGAATAAAGGTTTTCGCGTTTAATTTTAAGTATAAAGACCTTGATATTGTACCCGTGTCTTCTTAGGTTTGGTGGGAATTCCCACAGCAAAAAGGAAACCATGAAGACAAATGTAGTGAAACAATACACGACCAGTCTTGATACTAAACGAAGGGTCACGATCAGAGAAGCGGCATTCAGCCATTACAATGTTAAGGTTTACAGTGACGGAAAAGTTATGCTTAGCCCGCGTATTTTGATAGACCCAAATACAGTATCAAAAAACACATTTAAGGTAATTGAATCATCAATGAAGAATTTCAAAGAAGGTAAAGTTTCCGATCCAATCAAATTAGATGAATTTGATTGGGATAATGAGGAATAGTCGGTGAACTTTAAGATACGTCTCGGTATACCTGATGTACTTGATTTCTGGAGAGGTCTCTGCGAAAGAAGAAAAAAGCAGAAACTAAGCAAAGGTGAAATTATCTTTCATAATAAACTAGGAAAAACTTTTAACTTACTTGCTAACAACCCTAAACATCCTTCACTCTCATCTCACGAAATTCAATCTTTAACAAAACGTTATGGTTCAAAAGTTGAGGAATCTTATTTAGAGAATAATGTTCCCGCTGCCGGTAGAATATTTTGGGTATATAGACCTAACAAAAATGAAATTACAATAGTTGGTATTGAACCTCATCCGGAAGATAGAAAGCGCGGTTCTTATGATAGAATAAACTTATCAGCGCTACCCAAGAATTAACTTCTTACAAATACTACATCTCGAGCGATTGACTCATTAACCATTCAAGATTTTCTTTACGCATTTTGCTATTTTTCATCTCGGAGGCTCCTTTTATAGTTTTTTGTTATTTCGTGATAACAATCTTACAAATTATTTGGAGTCACTTTTTTTTCAAAAAATGAATTTCAACTAGGTTTGAATATATACGTTCATAATTTATACGTTCATAATTTCATTCTGATTTGCAAACGTTTTAAGGAATAACTATTTTTACCACCGCTTTTGGGCTCTTAGCTCAGTTGGTTAGAGCAGCTGACTCATAATCAGCGGGTCGGAGGTTCAAGTCCTTCAGGGCCCACAAAGAAAGCTCGAGTTCAAAAAGAATTCGGGCTTTTTTGTTTGCGGAATGAGTGAATTCAATTAGCCCTCTGATTATTTTCAACTATCTACATGTAAAATTCTATGTACTTAGGATTCTTAAAATGAAAATGCCATGTCGGAAAAGCAAGGGAGTTCAAGCCCTTTAAAACCAACACGGCAATTTTCAGATTAAACATTTGCCACAATTGAACTTTCTGCTTTTGGTGGATTCAAATTAAACTACAGTAAGAAAAGAATCAACCAATACAAAAAAGTTTATGAAAATCGTTGAGTGAATGTAGCGCATAGTTCTAAACGTAATCTCCTAAGTTCACCCTCAGCACTTTTACAATATTCTTCAAAGTTAAAATCGGGATCATCTTTCATCAATTCAGCATATATCAGTTTTTGTTGCTGATTAATAGAGATCAACTGCGCTTGTATCTCTACTAATCTGGAAGAAATAAAGTCATTCATCCTATCATCTGGTATATGAAAATTTATTGCTTCGCCTTGTGCCATTTTTAATCTCCTCCAAAATCTATGATTCCATCCTTTATAGCTTTTCTGATCGCGGGAGCTAATTGATTGCGAACAAGTTTATCCGCATCACTTCCAAATCCACCAATTGAATGAATATTTATTGTAATATTTCTAGCATTGTTATTAGTTGTTGAAGAACTATTTTGAATTGAACTGGCACTTGGAAGCGCTGAATGTTTAGCGCTGGGAGGGTTACCGGAACTGCCTGCGCTACCACCGCCACTTGGACCAACCGAGGTGATTTTACTTATCTGAGCCATACCATACATCGTAGCAGCAGCTGCTGCAGTTACTGCTAAAAATGGACCGATAAATGGTATTCCGACCATGGCTTTATAAGCTGCTTCTGCTGAGTAATAAGTATTGATTAATGTTTCCGCAATAGCCATTGCTTTATACCTGTTAAACCAAGCTTCACTTTCCGATCCGCTTAGTTCATAATATATCATCGCCATATTAGCCATATCACCAAACATATTACGAACAGCTTGTTTTCTTAATTCCTCAAGTTCTTCTTCTTTCTTTTGTTCTTTCTTTTTTATCCAATATTTTGCATCCTCTCCATCAATGTAAAGTTCAACTATCCGATTAACATGATCTAATTCTGCATCATATTCTTTATCACGCAATGCTTGTTCTTTGATGTCTGAATCCTCTCGTGCTTTTAGTTTAGCTGCCAATGCTTTTCTTACAAGTTCATCACTTCTTAACAGTGTAGTTTCGTTAATCAGCAATAGATCAATACCTTGTTTTTTCCAATCTTCTGCTTGCTTTAATAACTTCATTAATTCGCGGTCAACATCATCTAAACCAATTAAACTGTTTTCAAATGTGATCAGATCTGATGCTTTTTTAATTTCTTCTGCTTTCTTTTTTGTTTTATCTAGCGCATCTTGAACTTTTTTTGATTGTGCCTCAATTTCATCAGCGCTTAGCTTACCTACTTTTTTTATCTCTTCTCTAACAAGTTTTCCATTCTTATCAACATAGGTGTTATAGTTTAATGCGTTCATCAAATCAACTTGATTCTGTGTATTATCAGGCGGTTTACTTTGATCACCATCTCCCCAAAATCCTTTTAACCCCATCAAGCGATCCAAATCACTCCCGGCTTTTATCGCCCAATCATCAAGACTAATTATTGTACCTAGTATTGTACCGAGAATTGGTAAAAGTACTTCACCAGATTTGTTTTTGAATGTATCCCATTTTACACCTATCGCTTCAATTTTATCTGCAGCATCCGGAAGTTTCTTAGCAACATCATCTAATGTTACACCCGTTGCTTTTATCATTGCTTCTACTTGGATCCATTTTTGAGTCTCTGCATCAAGCTGATCCAAATTCTTAACTCCAGAATCATTTAGATAACTTTTTACAATTTCATCATATACAGCTTTTTGAATTCCTAAATCTTTTAATCCTTTCGTTCCACCTTCAGATGCTTTAAGAACTCTCTGAAAATTTTCTTCAACACCACCGCCATATTTATCCGCAGCATCTTCAGCAAGACTCATTAAAATGACTTGCTCTTTCATGGTTAGTCCAAGGTCAGTTGCTTGATTGGATAGTTTGATTAGATTTGCTTCAGTAACTGTGCCTGCAGTAGCTTTTTGGAACAGCTCAATATCTTGTGTTGTACCCTTAAAATTATCACGTAATACACCTAACCGTGCAGAAGCAATTATAGCATCCTTTCCAAATGAAAAAAGCGCACCGGCAGTTAAACCAATACCCGCAATCGCTGCTATAGATTTAACCGAATCGAACATAGTCCCTAAATTTGCATTGCTTTTCTTAGCTGCATTATCAAGTTCAGTAAGGTTTCCCATTGCATCCTTGACAGCAGTGACGGCTTTATTCTTTCCGTCAATGATTAGTGTTACTACATTACTATATTCCATCACTTACCTCTGATTTATATTTAAATTCTTTTTCTCACATCTAAAGCTTCCATCTATTAACCCAATTTGTTTTTTGAATAATTATTTCATCAGACTCTTGTTTAGGTTGATGTGGATTTTTCAATTCCTCAGAAATTTCTTTTATTCTTGTGTGGATATAAACCAAGGTATTTTCATCATGTTGAAGCGCATAGAAAGCGGCTGTCGCATAAGCTTCAAGATCAAGCGCCTCATTGCGTGCACGTAATTGTTTCCAGCTTCTTTTTGGTAAACCTTTATCATAGATCGTAACCAGTTTTTCACTTGTCAATTGTTCGAAGTATTCTTTATCAACTTTAATTCCTTTCCCGGTTTGTCTATCGATATTGATTTCAAATGGGAAGTGCATATATCCCGGGCCGAATTCGGTAATTGATAGTCGTGAGTAAATCAATTCTTTTGCAGTATCCACACCCACAGCAAATGAATCTCCTTTTCTTGTTTTAGAAGGATGAAAATTTATGATTGGCATATTGTCACCCGAACGACCATACACAGCGTAAATTCTTCTGTTCTTACGTGAATCTGAATTTGTGTAATTATAAACTTGTTGAGTAAAATGGCCCATTGCATCGATGCAAACTGAAGCAATCATTAATTGAGCTCCGAAAGAATGATGATATGTTTTACTAAGTGAAATATCTAATTCACTCCAGAGTTTATTTGTTGAAGGATCTCCGCGAAGGATCTTATAATCTATTAACCAGCTCTCCTCGTGCAAACCCCAACCCTTCACAATCATTTCCAAGCGGTCATCTTGAACATCAACACCTGCAGTTAGAATAATAATATTCTCCGGAAGTTCCGGGCCATAATTCTCACAACGCTGCATTAAGTGATTAGAATCCATATCCTTAGTTATTTGATCTTCCCAAACTTCACCAAGTACAAGATTTTTAAAGCTTCTCAGCTTTAACTGATTATTTTTTGATTCAATGAATTGTTTAACAACATTTTCCCACGTGGAGAGTGACGAGTAAAGTTCGTTCATAAAGAAACCAGCATTAGAAACAACTTCAGGTTTTATTTTTCTCCATTCACCATGAGAAACCATATAGTACTTATCACGTTCATGAAGTTCTGCTTTGCAATTTTCACACTCATAAAAAGTCTTTTCGATTTCGTAAACACCTTTCTCAATTCTCCATCCCTTTAAGTTTTCAAAGCGTAGTGTTTGAAAGTGATTACAATGCGGACATGGAACGAAATAATATCTTTGATCAGAGTTATTAAAAGCATCTTCAATTCTACTGATACCTTTGAAGGTAGGTGTAGAGATCTGAATGCATTTGAAATTAGAAAATCCTTGCTGCCTTTTTTGTAATACTTTTACCGTATCACCTTCGAAACCCGCTTCGAAAGGAATTCTATCAAGTTCATCAAGGAAAAGGTATTGTACGCTTTGAGATGAAAGTGCATTTGGTGAATTCGTTCCAATCATAGAAATAAATCCACCGGGAAAAGATTTCTCTAAAATTGCATTATCACCCTCACGTTTTCGAGAATCAGAAACTTTGTGTTGTAGTGTTGAAGTATCCCTCAGCATAGGAAACAATTTCCTCTTTGAGAATTTTTTAACACCGCTTTCAGTTGGATAAGCAACTAAGATAGGACCAGGTTGAACATCAATTATGTAACCAATTATATTTAATGCACCTTGTGTGAATGCTGTCTGAGCAGATTTCATCACACTGATGTTATGAATTAATGAATCATTAAAAGCATCCATAAAACCGTTGAGATATTCAAAACCTTCATCTTTCCATGAGCCAGGCTTCTCACAATCTTCCGGAGAGAGATACCGATTCTTTAAAGCCCATTCACTTACGTTTTGTTTTGGTTTTGGTCTGATGAATGTTCTCAATTCGCTTACCAACCGGAACAAGTTTCTTTGAATTATTTCCAGTGGTATCGGCTGAGGGTATGTTGATTGATCCATTTGCATAACTTTCTAAAGCTTCGTTTAAAGACTGATTCAATATTTCGTTAATCTCATTTTTTGATTGAGCTGATAAACATTTATGAGAAACTTTACTTGGAATACTATACAGTTTCTGTTTAAGAATTGTGATTTCATTCTTCCAAGTTTCGAGTACTTCATCATTTGGAACGAGTTTATTTTGACGCTCAAGTAGATCCAGCAAAGCGCCATCAGCTCGGTAATGGTTAAGTCGTTGTTGTGAATCATCATTCTCATATCTCTGAAGTTTCTCTTTGAATTTATTTTCGGTTTCATTTTTAATAAAACCTATGTACCACTTAACAGCTTTTTCAAGCTCGTACTTTCCACGAGCGGATTTCGGGAAACCTTCCTTTGCAACAAGTTGATTAACATATTGCCTTGTAATTCCAAGTATTTTCGCTAATTGCGTTGTGTTTACATTCATCTGAAATTATCATGTTAGTGGAAATGGAAACTCGTTTATCCCGATTCCAATCAGAAAGTAAATTCGAGGCGTCCGTGGCAACCGATTGAGAAAAAGCTCTAGGAAGGACCCGTGATCCTATGGTTATGTTATGTACTTTACTTTCCATGGTAGTACTCAAGTTCATGGCTATAGATATTATCCCATTTAGCTGTGATAAATGCTAATGCAGAGGTCATTGCATTTTTATTAAACATCATCTTTGCAGGTGATGGACCATATAACTTTTTGATCGGTAAACGACCAACAAGTTTCCAACCATCTCTTTCACGAACAAAAACATTTTCATAAGTCGTTCCGAGTTTAGGAATGAATGATCTCTTAATAACAACACGCCTACCTTTGATAACCATAACCGATGCACCAGGTTTCGATTGCCGTGCACCGAAACGAAATAACGGAATTGGTTTAGTTGAGAATTCAATTCGTGAAGTTGGACTATTACCAGTTCCGTGCTTTACTTCAACACCATCCTTAGCATCACTAGCTTTAATGTTATAACGTTCGCGTGCCATCTTAACAATTTGAGTGCGAGTCTGCTGTGCAATCTTTTTGTTTGCAGACACCTCTGCTTTAATTGTATTCTGCTGCAATCTTTGGAACTCTTTGATCACTTCATTTATGTTATGTTGTAGTGAAATCATATCAGTGTTTCCTAATCTGCTTCCTTTTTTGTACTCTCTATCTTGGCGACCAGCTTCATATACTTCATGTCAAATTCTTCGAAGCTCCCTTTATCTAAAAGTTTTTTAAGATCACTGTAATCTTTGCTATTCATTTCATCTTTGAATTGAGATAAGCTTTTCATTTTCTTGTTAAACAACCGCAGTTCTTTATTCTCTTTCTTTTTAATCTCTTCTGCTTTTTTGTTTTCTTTTATATCTTCTATATTTTGAGTGTTACCGTTCGTTACAGTAACATCGTCTGTAACATTACAATCTTTGTTTTTCTTCCGTTCTCTGCATTTTCTTACACGTTCACGTGTTGCTTCTCTTATCTTTTCAATTCCTTCGGTGTTCTGATGTTTATCCCAACCATGAATTTTTATTAAAAACTTTTCATCTACTTCAATCAAATTGTATTTTTTTAGAAGATCTATTGCAATTTCTAATTGCTTTGGTTTCCTTTTTAACAACACTGAAAGCTTCTGCAGAGTGTAAGGTGTATCTTCATCATAACAAACAAATCCATTCAAACGAGCTGCCATTGTTAAAAGCTTTACCCAAACGGCAATTGCAAGATCACGATGTTTAGGATTCTCATGTTCTAGTAAAATGAATTTACGGTTATCGGCAAAATCAGCTTTTATTATTATCCAACTAACATCAGGCATAATTACCCTCAGCTACAATTAATTCATATTTCATTTTACTTTTCACGTTAGATTCCACGCTGTTTATTACTTTTGTTCAATCATTTATCACCCACAGCAATATTGAACGTCCTAGATACCTTTCTTAGATCGTCAAGGTTAGTGTGTAGATAGTTCTGAGTAGTTTGTATGCTAGAGTGCCCGGCAAAGTCTTTCACGGCTGAGAGTGGAGCGCCATTATTCAAAGCATGAGATATTGCAGAATGCCTGAGTGAATGGAAACATACATTCTCTTTCATACCAGCACGCCGGAGAGCACGCTTAAAATTTTTAGAAATGAAGTTGTTGGAATATTTTTTCCCTTCCTTCTTTGTGAAAACAAAATCATCCACGGGATTAATGTATTTAGGAAATCTTCTTTTCAGTATTTCGATTGCTTCGCTGCTTAGAGGGATTGTTCTAATCTTTCTCGATTTTGTACGGAAGCTCTCACTACCGACTGTGATAATTCCATCATTAATTGAAACATCACTCCATCTTAGATTTAGAAGCTCACTTAAGCGTAATGCAGTATGAAACGCGAACTGATAAATATCTTTGAGGACTTCTAGTCTAACGAATGAAAGAACTATTTGTAGGTCGCTGAGGATCAAATATTCCCGGCGGTGTTGTTGCTCTCTTGGTAGTTTTACTTGTTTGCAAGGATTTTCTTTAATAAAATTCCAACTAATAGCTTTAGAGAAAAGAGTTCTTAAATTTCGGAAATCAACTTTATAACCGGCCGGAGCTTTACGTTTACAAAATTGAAGGAAAGCTTCTATATCCTTGGTTGTTATCTCATGGAGATTCTTTGTGGGACCAAAAAGAAATTCAGCTTTAGCGAGTGTTGTACTAACTGAGATTTGGTACTTTTCACTGTAACCGAATTCTTTTAAGTATTTCTTGTAATCATCACAAAGGGCACTGAACACTTTATCGTTGTTGATTGTATACTGTTCTTTAATAGCTTGCTCAACAACTCTATGAATGAGCCGCAGCAGATCACCTTCAGCTTTCGTATTGGATAACAATATTTGAGAATCATTATTCATTTTAATCTTTTCGTACTTGTTTCATGCTGTATTCGTTCAAAGCTGTTTTTAACTCTGCTATGTACTTCCATTGTTCTATAGTGATATCGTTTTTCTCAAATGGGAATCCAGCGTTCTGCAGTTCTAACAGTTCAACTGCAAATAAGAATCTTGCATCGTGTCTATAAGTTTTATCGAAACTTCTCTCATAACTTTTCCAAATAACCTTGGCTTCTCTCTCATTATTACCATGACGCTTAAGACACTCTTCCCAGGTTTCCGGGTATTGGTTACCGTAATAGCGCCTCAGCTCTTCTCGAAAGGGAGAGGATTTTCCCTTACTACAAAGTTTGTCTCACCAAGCAGTGTCTCAACAACGCTTAAAAGAATATCGGTTGCAGTATCCTTCAGCACACCAAACCAACCTTGGTAATAATCGCTGTCTTCAGAATTTGATGAGATCGGTTTACCTTCTAGAGTAAAATCACCTTTCTTAAACCCCGTAATAATTTTTTCAGACCATACAAGCTGAAGGTTAATTGTTTCCTCAATGTCCCGTGATTTAGTTAGGTTTTCTAAGATTGCAGATTTGTATTTAATTCTATCTTCAGCAGTTACTGTACGGTAGTACAATTCAAGTCTTGTACCGCTGAGTTTATCAAACAGAATGATTTTGTTCTGATCAGTCTTCTTTAATTCGCGTGACATTTTTACCTCAAAATTGTTGTTGGGTTAATTTATTAATTAATGCCTTTGTAAAATCAATTGTACTCTGAAGCGTTGCTTCGTCCATAGTGTCCACATTAACAAGAAACATATTAGCACCAAGTAGAGAATTCTCGGCGGCGGAAATATTTATTGTAATCATCTCTTTCAGAAGATTTTCTTTCCGGTCCTCAGCCTTTGGAATTTCTGCAATCTGCTTTTGAAGATCATCCAGAATTACGATTGCAGATCTCAGTGGGTCAGTTATTTGATAAATATCTTTCATGATTATTCCTCAGAGATTTCTTCGATAATTATTTTGCCTCTGTTATTCAAATACACTTGCTGAGCGAATTCAACTTGTACAAAATCACCTCTCATTTTTAAGCGAGAAAAATCCAAACCGCTGAAATAAACTTTTGAATCCTTGGGAAATGCTGATAGGTGGCGTATCAACACCTCAACTGTTTTTGCATTACTTAGTTTCTTCTGGAATAATTCTTCCCGTTTTAATTGTGCTTTTGTGGGTTTGGGAGGTTTGGCAATATTTGCTTTTGTTATCAATGATGTTACTCCTTAAAATAAAAAGCCACTTTCAATTGTGGGTGGCGGACAATCAAAAGCGGCTTTTATAACTGGTTAAGAAGAACTTGCTCTTTGGTACCACCCAAAAAAATAATGTTCAATAAAAATGAAAAAGAACAGATTTAATTTCTAAGGGTAGTTTAGAAAAAATAACGAAGTGTAAAAACTCACTATACGGAATGTTGAAAAGAAATCTTATTTACGTAAAGTAGATTAAAGATTGTCCAGGTAAGATTGTTTTAATTCTGCTAGTTCTTCCTTTGTAAAACTCTTTTGCAATTCGACAACTTCATTTCTGTTTAATATGTTATTCTTCCAACGGTTGAAAGATTTATAATTTTTAACACCCACGAACTCACAAAATTTTTCTTCAGATGCTAATGCAGAGAGAGCGTCACTCAACCCTAATACTTTTCTATAAAGCTTTCGCTGGTCTGTGGTTAATTTTCTCCCGAGAAATTTATTCGCATGTTCAAAATATTCATATACTACCTCATGAAGATCTTCCATAACAGAAAAAATTAAACTTAAGTCATGTGTTGTTGTCAAAATTTTATTGTTCAAAGTAAATATTAAATCTACAACAGGGGCATCGGCCCATAACTCATAAGTATTACAATTAATTAACCATTTTGCTTTATAGACTTTTAATCTTTTACCTTCATTAAGTGATTTTGTGGTCTCTTTTAGAGATTGTTTCTTTTCTGAACCCAATGGAAAGTATTTCGCTGAAGTATACCAAGTATCAACAAAGAATTTTTGTGTAAATTTTTTAATTGATTGAATATAACGAGGAGGAGCGTAACCAATTTTTAAAAGTAGGTATTCTTTTACAGAATGGAAGTGGAGTTCGTCTATAAAAGACTGTGGTGTACCTTCAAAAAATTTCTTTTGATATACATCTGTGAGCGATACAAAAAGTCTAAATATTTCTTTACTGTATTTAATAAATAATTCATTTTTCATGGTGCCACCCATCGAATTAATTAATTCAATTTTGAGGAGAGTTATTTTTTTTCATTCTAAAACTTTTAAGACCTTTAGAAATTATCTTTAAAAATCTCTTCATCCCTTCTGGTGTTGTAATAAATTGCTTTTTTGATTCATCATATATTACTGAAGGTTTGCCTATATAGCGTTTTATCTTTTTCCATTTTTGATCATTCAATTCCATGTTTACTTTCATGATACGTTTTTTAATGGCCGGAGTTATTTTTTTTTGATCAAGTCCAAAAAGCCAAGTACTACACTGGATAAAATTGTATTTGTTGCGGGCGATAATCGGCATTCCTTCAGATACATACTTTAATATCTCACTACGGCTAACACCATAAAGTTTTGACAATTCAAGAGTGGTACATAATTTGGACTTTTCCATAATATCACCTTTTTTGTTTTATAAATACCCTCAGCAAAGATCAACTCTGCTGAGGGTTAGTCTCTTTAGTTATTCATGCTGCTTTCACATTTGGTTTAAGCTGTTCTATCTCTGCAGTTATATTTTTGTTTTCTTCTATGTTCATATTGCGCATGTCAATTATTTCAGCAGCATCCTGTTTTCTAGTAAGTGCTGTTTTTAATTGAGTAAAATTCTCAATCAACAAATTCACCTTCATAGCATGATTAAAATAGTCCGCATGTTCTTCATTGTCATTTAATTCAGCAATGTCACTAAGGACAGTATCACTAAACAAATTCAAAGAATAAGCTTTGTCTCTAATTTCATCCAATAAACTTTCTGTATCCAATTGCATTAATTCTTCGTTGTAATTCTCAATTCTGATATCATTGTTAATTTGTTTATGGTACAACTCAGCTAACTTAAACGTCTGTGATAATGAATTTGATTCTATAGATTCTATGGATCCGGAAAGATAAAGTGTATACATGTTTTTGAAATCTGGGTGTTGTTGTTTTTTGTTTTCAGTAATAGTATTACGAGCACATAGAATAATTTCTATGACCTCATTGTTTATTAGTTCAAGATTGTGCGGGTAGGTCCAACCCACAGCAAAGCTTCCATAGTTGAACATTGCATACGTGATATGTGAAAAGGTCTCAATGTCATCACTTGTGAATGAATGCTGTTGGATAATTTGTTCTGTTGGAAAAAATTGTTTACCGATGGAACGTGTAAAAGCTTTCATAGTAATTCTCCTTTATAATTTAGTCAAATAAAAAAGTCCCGAGATTTGACAAGGCTTACAAAGAAGCCTTCCGGTCCTCACGGATACCGGGATCTCGAGACGTGTTATATTTATGATTTGATGTACCATTTAAAATAAAAAATCCTTTCTTTCGTGAAGGAACCCGCTTCGTAATTCTGTCACTCACAACATAGCAATAATAAAAAATTCTTTCAAGCTAAATCTTTGAGCAGTGGGTGCGCCAAACAGAAGTTGAAAGTAAAAAGCTTTGGCTGAATGAGCGAGAGTACATCAGCTACTTGAGCGAATGAAGACAATGTTTTTTGTTTTTGCTTTACACCACGTTTTGAGCAGTTTTATGAGCTATGATTATTAGAGCGAAATAAATCTGCGAGGTGGTGAATGTCCTATTACAAATGTTGCGAAGTGTAGTGTGTGCCGGACTCGGCGACACGTAACGAAGCAAAGGTAAAGCGATTAGGTAAAGTGCCGAGTTTATATAAGACAACTTTATGTAAGAAAGATAGAACTACAAAGTGAATGTTGGGACTGATGAAACACGAACATAAAGTTATTTATGTAATACTGGCTGATCATATACGATGAACTGATCAGAACAAACAAAAGGAAAACATGTCTATTTTTTAATTGTTAAGAATATTTCATTCAGTTCTTTGTAGTCAATACAGTCTGGATATTTATTAATTATTTTTCTAGCACGGTATATCGATTTATCTACTGCCATTCTTGTAACACCTAGAATGTCTGCAATCTCTTGATGTTTGTAATTGCGCTTCTTCATTATCCAAGCTTTTTTCATCAATGGAGATAACTTTCTTCCTTTTCTTTCCCAATATGGAATAAATTCACTCATAACACCCTCTCTTTTTAGTTTAATAAATTCACAGCATCTAATAAATTCTGATGCTGAAGGTGACTATATATTTGTGTTGTTTTTAAATCTTCGTGGCCGAGTAATTCTTTAACTACATACAGACTCACACCTTTTTGAACTAGATTACTAGCGAACGAATGTCTTAATGAGTGAAGATGGATCTGATCATTCATCTTTGCAGCTCGAACAGCTTTTTTGAAATGCTTACTCAAATAATCAATCGTAAGTTTGATCCCGGGGATCCTTTCGAATATAAATTGAGGTTTGTTCAAATTGATCATCTTTGGAAAATGATTCTGCATAACCCTCAGCAGCTTTTCATTTATTGGAATGATCCTATCCTTCTTTCCCTTTGTTGAAAATTCTAATGTATTTCTGATGGTGATTATTCTACTCTCGAGATCTACATCATTCCATTTCAGATTTGTCAATTCACCGGCTCTCATGCCGGTATGAAACAAAGTTACATATATATCTTTCAGCAAATTTGTTTTTACTTTCTCAAGTATTTTCTCAAACTCTACTTCGGAAATAAAAGCCGGGTGAACTTTGGGAAGTTTGGGAAAACGAAATTTTCGGAATGGATTATCAGAAAGATAATCCCATTCAATCGCTTTGTTAAATGCAGCTCTTAAATTCCTAAAGTGTTGAAATGCTGTATGTTTTGATCTGCTGAAAATTATGAGAAGGAAAGCTTCCAATACACGTAAGTTAATTTCATTCAGTTGTATATCACCAGCATATTTTAGGAATTGAGCAAGTGATGAGCAAACATTTCTCCAATAACTTTTCGAAAAGGAAGTTTGAACAAACTGTTCGTATTCAGTTTTGAATTTGGAAAATGATATCGGCTTCTTAAGAATTTCTTTTTGTTGATCACCTTTGAAGTTGTATAAAAATTTTAATGCTTCCTTTTTTTTCTTAGCCTTTGTGGATTTAGAAGTTAGCTTACCATTTTTAAGATAGACTAATTGATAGTACGGTGATCTCTTCGGATGTTTAATAAGATACATATCAAACTCCCGAATCCCATGTACTCAACTATGTAGATTTTAGAATCAGTTGAAAAAAATATATATTTCCAAATAGCAATCTGACTCATAATCAGCGGGTCGGAGGTTCAAGTCCTTCAGGGCCCACAAAGAAAGCTCGAGTTCAAAAAGAATTCGGGCTTTTTTGTTTTTATAAAAACAATTTGAAT